GGAAGATCTTTGGTCGGCGATGTTGGCTCAATCGAAATTACAACTCGGAAAATTGAACGAAAAATCGATCAAGTGATTACGGCTACGCTAAATCCCCCGATCGGCTACGATCACACCGCAACCGGCGGCCCAAAAATCGAGCACTTCGACATTTTTGAAGAAGACGTTCGATATGGCGTTGATGGCGAACCCAAAAAAATCATGCAGTCGATTTTGCCTGAAGAAGTTCGCGTTAATAGTGAGCATTTTAAATTTTTGGAATACTTGAAAAACTGCAAGCAATCGCAACTTGGATTGCAGGATTTGGGAAACTTGCAAAATATGAAAATGAATCTGGCCAATGATACGGCCGATAAGATGCTCGAATCGATTGGGCCCATTGCAAAGGGCATTGCGGCAAGAATTGAAAAAGCCAATAAAGCGATTGGTTATCGCATGAAATTTCTTATTTTGCAATGGTTTAACGTAAAACGGATTATGGAATACGTGGGACCGGATCAACTCGATAGGACGGTATTCGACTTTAATCCGGATGATCTGGTTCCTAGCCATATGCCGGATGAGCTTATTAACGGCGTATTCCCGGAAAATCCATCCCAGTATGATCGGCTAACGCGCGCTCGTTGGTTTGCTAAACAAATACGCTTGGTTTCCGTTCCTAGTACATTGCTGCGCATTACGCAGATGCAGGAACAGATGAAGTATTTGCAGCTAAAACGCGGGAATGCGCCTATTTCATGGGCAACGGTAATGAAGAAACTCGATGTGCCGAATTACGGCGATGTTCCCGGCAATACTGAACGCGAAAAATGGTTTAACGAAGAAATTGAAATGCAAAAACTCAAAATTTTAGCTGCCGCGGCTGCTCAGCAGTTAATGCAGCAACTAGGAATTCAAATTCCGCAAGAAGGCGGTGAAAAGGGTGGCGGTAAAGGTGGCGGTGGGGGAAAAGGCGGCGGCGGCCGTCCCCCGAGCGGAGCAAAAGCGCCAAAATTAAAACAAAAAGGGTCTCAAGGCGGCAGTCCTAGAACCGTTGTAAGTGAATCTTAGGCGAATGACTTATTTTGCCGATAGCAAGGAGATTGAGCATGACTGTTGGAATCAAAGTTCAAAAAGATTACATCTTGACTGAGGTAAGTGTTAGTTTACCAACTAATGTCGCCGAGGTCGATGAATTGCTTAAAGCGATCGGAACGAATGGGAAAATGGCGATTCAGTATAACCAGGGCACTGTGCAAGGAGTTAATGTGGAGCAGCGAACCAAAATTCCGGAGCATTTAGTTGATCAAGTTCGAAACTTGTTAGGCATAGGTACAAAAATTTTGTAATTAGTGCTTGACAAACAACTAAATAAGTCATATATCTCAAAAAGATATTGAGATGCATGCCCCCCCTCCTTGGGGAATAAGCAATGGCTCAAGACCGAAACGGCCTTGAGCCGTTTCTATTTCAACCCAAGGAGAACATCATGGCAAAGAGACGTCGTGTTAAAGCTATGAAGGCGAGCCATCTGAAACGGGGCCGCAAGGACCGTGGTCGCAGGGGCCGTGGCAAGAAAAGCGCCATCAAGGCTTAATTAAATGGCGACTACACCCACACCAATGCCAGATCAACAAGCCCAGGGCGCCGCTCCCCCCCAGGGAGGCGGCGCGCCTCCGCAAACTCCTTCCCAGCCTGATGCCTCGCAGCAACCGCAGCAAGCGCCTTCGCAAGCTCCTGGTACCGATCTACAAAGATTACTAGCTCAGTGGTACCAGGTTGTTAAGCAAATGGCTGCATCTGATCCTCGTCTTGCCGCAGGCGCCGAAAAAGTTTCTCAAGGCATTCAAGATATGCAGACGGCACTTATTACGCCGCCGCAGCCTACGCCTATGGGTCAACAACCGCAATATTGAAAAATTCGGGAGAAAACACTGTTATGGCCACTGTTCAAGAAATACTGAAACAATCCGGTTTTACCGATGAGCAAATCGCCGCAATCGACGCTAAGGCTGTTGAAGCTTTTAGCGGCGTATTGACGACCGCGGAACAGGAACGCCAAGCTGCACAGCAAGCTGCGGCAAAAGCTGAGCAGGAAAGAAAAGCCGCCGCTGAGGCAGTGACTAAGGCTGAACAAGAACGCAAGACGGCCGCTGAGGCAAAAGAAGCGGCCGAAGTCGCAGAGCGCAGCTATCGTCAGTTCTACGACGAAAGTATCGCGCCTGCACTTAATACATGGGGTACGGAAAAAGCTAATTTAGATGCGCAAATCGCGTTTTATAAAACTCAAAATGAGTCGGCGCGAAGCGGAGGATTTATTCCGCAGGATGCGCCAGGGTATCAGCCGCAAAACTTACCAGCACCAGCCGCTTTACCCAACCAAGTACGCGATGCGAAAGGCCGCTATGTGGCTGGCACGGGCGATGGGACGCCTGGCTCTCCGGTCTTTTCAATGGAGGCCATTGACGAACGCTTGGGTGCCGGCATCAGCAATGTCGGTTGGGCAATGCAGGAATATGCGCGGCTGAGCGGTGGTCAGTTTTTGCCCGACAGTTTTGATGTCTTAGCGAAAGAAGCATCAAACGCTCGTTTGCCATTCCGCGATTATGTGGCGCGCAAATATGATTTCGCTACTAAGCAAACAGCGTTGCAGCAAAAAGCGCAACAGGCACACGATGCCGAAGTTGCTGCCGCTGCGCAAAAGCCTTTGCAAGAGCAGTTAGCCGCCAAAGATAAAGAAATCCAAGAAAAACTGGTGGCGAAAGATAAGGAATGGGCGGAAAAGATTGGCTCGAACCCGGATGTTCGCATTGCGCAACCATCGCGATTTGCCGATGTAGCGCGTGCCGTAAAGGCCAATGAACGCCCCGATCCGTTGAATTTGAATGAGCAGCAACGTCGGCAGTCTACTTCGCAGTCCATTCATCAAGAAATTACGGAGCAAGCAGTAGCGGCGTAATGAGGCGACGTTTTGAATTTGTAAGTTGAGACACATGCCCCCCTTCGGGGAACAAGCAATGGCTCAAGTCAGCAATGGCTTGAGCCATTTTTATTTTTAGGCATGAAAGCTTGATTGCAATGAATAACTGGACAAGGCCAAACAAACCCGAGCTTGAAGCCACAAAGATTCCTACCGCGACTGATATCGCATGGTCCGCAGGAATCTACGAGGGCGAAGGGACGTGCCGGTTGTGTGGGCATACCAAACGCGGATTTATGGTTACTGTTCCACAAAAAGATCCGGAACTTCTTTATTGGTTGCGTGATTGGTTTGGCGGAAGTATCCGTGGCCTAAATAAAAGCGGTTGCCATTCTTGGGAGATTTGTGGCGATCGCGCGCGTATTTTTATAGCTCTTATTTACGAATTTTTGACGGCACGGCGTAAGGGACAAGTCGATGCAACTAATAGCTTGGAGTTTTTAAAAGGAAAGTCTACAAGCGGACTTTCGATGGATTTTTTAAAAAATAGTCTCCTTTCGTTTTATGAAGAGGAACGGGAACGGCGTAGTAGCCCAACTGCTAAAGCGCGTAGGGAGCAAAAAGCGGAATATTACCGGCGCAAAGCATCTGATCCAGCTTGGCTTCAAGCAAAGAACGAAAAAGCTCGAATTGATTGGAAAAATCGAAAGGAGCAGCATACGGCAACAGTTCAAAAAGTTCTAGCTATTGCCTAGCTGGTCGTGATTATGCCACAAGATCCTCTGTATAACGAGATTGACGCTAGTAACCTCGAAAGCGTCCGCAAAAATGTAGTTTATAACAACTTGTTCGTGGATACCCCCTTTCAGGCTAAGTTGCGTCGTGCTGGTGTTTGGGACGAGTTCCTAGGCGGCGCGGGCATGATGGAAGGCATCCTGTACGGGCGTACGCAGGGTGCAGCGGTGAATCCTGGCCAGACCGTGACGGTTACGCGCCAGCAGATCAACACCGGCATCAAGTTCCTGCCGAAGGCGTATGCGACCTGGTATCCGCTGGATGACTGGGAAATGGATGATGGCTCCGGCACCGGAGGCGTTATCAATTCCGGCCCGTCGCGGATTGTGGATGAGTACCAGCTCTTCATGGAAGCCATGGTTATGACCATGAACACCATGCAAGAGATGGATTCGTTCCGCCACGGCCAGCCTTCTTCGACGACCGTTCAGGACAATCGTATTAAGACGATCAATGGCCTGGATGAAGCGCTGAATAACGGAATTGATCCCTCGGTGTACGGCAACATTTATACCACTTACGGTGGCCAGGCGCGCAATGGAAATATTGGTACAGCGCTAAATACCACGCCGCTGTATTTGGGTACATCGACTGGCGCAACTGGTCAAATTGATTTTGCGGCGCTGATGCAGCTTTGGTCGCAGTGCAAAGTGACCGGCGGCAATCCGACGTTGGGCATTACAAACGTGTTTGGATTTAAGGCTGTTGCGGTTGCGCTTGATGCGCAGCGTCGCGATATTTCGAATACCAAGCACGACATTAAGTGGGATGGTCTGAACTTTAACGGCGTTGACATTTATGCCGATCCGTTAGCTCCTTCCGTTCAGGCTCAAAACTATCTTGAACTGGCACCAGCCAATGGCGCGGCTGGAAACACAAATCTTGCTGACGGCGTTGGATCGAGCACGGCGACGGTTTCGTTTACCACGCCGCAGTTTACGAAGAATGGCGCTCCTGTATCTGTATCGCCGACCGGTTCTGGGTTGCCTTCGAATGCGACGATTCAGCCGTCTGAAGTGCTTTATTTCCTGGAGCCAGAAAGCTTCAAGATCCGCCCGACAAATAAGAAGGGTTGGAACTTTGGACTGCGGCGCGCGCCCATGCCGAACAACGTGAGCATTGATGCTTTGTTCATGCGGCTTGGCACCAATTTATACAACACCCAGCCGCGGCATTCCAATTACGCGTTTGGATTTACTGCCTGAAGTTAGGAGAAAATCATGCCCTTTCAACCGATCGTACCTACTTGGTTGGCATGGAATAACGGAAACTTTACTTCGCCGACTGCGATTACGGATTTCCGTACTGGCCAACCGTTTGCGGCTGGTGGACTAAATCTTGGCGATTTCTTTGACGCTACTAACCAAGAAGCTTACCAAGGTTCATATACGACCAATGGCATTTTGTTTGCTGGGCGTTATCGCTTTGTGCAAGTCGATTCTGGCGCCACGGCGGCAAATGTGAAGACCGGAACCGTTGGCTACGTGCGCGCTGGGAGCACTGTTGCTAGCGTTGTGATTACGGTAGCCGGCACAGGCGCGACAACGGGAACCTATAACATTGCTGCAACTGTTGGCAGCGGCGGCGGCTTTAATGCGGTGATTCAGGTTGTTGTTGGCTCTACGGGAACGATCACCAGCGCGACCGTTGTGCAGTCTGGCTACGGCTACACTTCTGTTCCATCGTTCTCGCTGACGGTGACCGGTACAAATGGCGGCACGGTCGCTGCGCAGCTAAACACCACTCCGAATCTTGTGACTAGCTACGACGTTGCTACGGCTGGTAATGCTGCGTTGCCGGGTGTCGGCACCGTTCGGCCGGTTGTGTTCTTGAACTCGATTACGCCGGGCAACTACGGCTTTGTTCAGGAACTTGGCACGGCAACGGTCTTGGGCAACGCGACAATTGGTACGGCAAATGTCGGCGATTGGGTTAATACCATTGGCACTGGCGCGGCTGGAACAGTTACATCGACTGCTGCAAGTGGATCTCCGATTGCCGCGACTGTTGGTCAAGCGGTTGATAAACCTGTTGCCTCCAATCTGTTCAAGATTTACATGAACGGCGTGCCGGTAGTCCAGGACTAGTTGCGATTGGGAGCAAGCAGCAATGCTTGCTCCCGAACATTGCCATCGAGTCATTGCAGTAAGGAGCAACCATGGTTCTCACAGCGATCGTAAAAGGCAGTGGCGCTGGTCCACTCTATCCGGACTTTATCGGTCGACGCGCAACCTTTGTCGGATATGGTACTGGGCCTGCATCCTACGTTTCTGGCACGGGAGATCTGGTGACATTGCCCTTGCCTAGCTACTATATCGATGCTCTTCTCGGTGGCGTAACAAGCGTAAGCGGCAAGTATTTGGTTTACCCAGCACCTGCAGGAACTGGTGCACGACAGCAATGGTATCTACGCTGGTTCTACGCTTTGGCATCTGCTGGCACGGTCGGAACCGAAGTGACAAGTACGACTAACCTTTCAGGCGAGTCTGTTCAGCTTGGTGCGCTGGTTGGTCAGTTTTAACAGTCGCAGCAAGGAGCAATTGTGATTCTTACAGCGATCGGAAAAGGTACCGGAGCAGGTCCACTCTATCCAGAATTTGTTGGACGGCGCGGACTTTTTGTCGGAAGTGGTACTGGACCGACGGCTTACGTTGCTGGTACAGGAGATTTGGTAACACTGAACTTGTCGAATTACTACATTGATGCGCTTATCGGCGGCGAAGAAAGCATAAGCAAAAATTACGTGGTTTATGCCAATCCCACGGGAATTGGCGTTCGGCAGCAGTGGTATTTACGTTGGTTTCTTGCAAGCACTAGCGGTGGGGGCTCCGTTGTCACGACACGCCTTGGCACAGCCGCTAATTACGCGTTGCTGGCATACTCCGGCATCACAAACACTGGAAGTTCCGTCATTACGGGTGGGAACATCGGAAGCTATCCCACCACAAGCATTAGCGGATTTCCTCCAGGCACTTTGACTTCTCCGGCGGTAATTGACAACACCGCTGCATCCGCTGCGCAAACAGCGTTGACGGCGGCAATCATTTATTACCAGGGGTTGACCCCGACATTGTCTGGCCTGACCAATCTAAGCACGGGTGGCAATGGCTCGACAGCATCGACTTACACGCCAGGATATTATTTTGGGTCGACCAGTTTGACAATGCCTACGGGAATTATTCTGGACGCTCAAGGAAATTCAAGTGCTGTGTTTGTGTTCGTTGCGGGATCAACGATCAACCTTGCTAGTGGACAGACGGTTGCGCTGATTAACGGCGCACAAGCCGCAAATGTGGTTTTTGTAGCTGGAAGCGCTTTTACCTCGGTAGCAACTTCGACAGTAAACGGAAACATTTTGACGGTAAGTGGGGTTACCCTTGGCGGCGGCACACTTAATGGCAGAGCACTTACTACGACAGGCGCAGTAACCATTTCGGGGGCAACCAATGTGACTGTGAGTGCAGCAGCTTCAATTGGATCAGAGGTTGTATCCGGGCAAAATTTATCTGGAGAAACCGTTCAGCTTTTAGCGTTTGTCGGACAGTTTTAACGGAGTCTTTCTCCCGAAGGACAAACTTAACGCCTCTTGCGGGGTCGACTCGCAGGGGG